CCAATCAATCACTTCCCTACAAAAATTTCGGAAAGGGAGATCAACCCAACCAATACTAAGCATCGCTGCTGTTCTTTCTAGGGTAGTTGCTGGAGTCATGTGTTCCTTATTTGCATAAAGCAAACTCGTCATTAACTTGGTTCGATCATAAATCGGAACCGCGCGTCCATGCAGAAATACTGTATGTGCTGATAGAAAATCTAATTCACTTGGCTTCCTTGGCTCTAGTGAATCAGTTGTGGTTGTTACACCAATCTTTTTCCACTCATCTATTACGGATCGAGCATTAAAGAAAACTATTGCATCATCAGAAACAGTCCAAGTATTGTCATCCCCAACCAAAGCTTTCGCTGTATGGGCTTCAAAACAACTCAACGACTGCATATCTTTTGGAACTGTACGCAACCAAGCATAGGCCAAAAGGCAATACAAAATAAGAGTATTATCCGTGATAGTATTAACTGATCCAGAAGGGTTTCCTGTCTTTTTCATAACTAGGACTCCATCTGGTGTTATAACCACAGTATTTATGAGATTTCTATAATAGATTTTTATTCTCTGTAAATTCTCTGGTGTTCTATCTTCTTCACGGAGCATATGCCACCTAATCAAAGCACATCGCCACATCATATAAGCACGAAGGGAGGAATCATATTGGCTTTCATCCAATGCAAATCCCTTATTAAAAACCTTCAACTTACGGTAGAGATCATCCCAATTTCCTTTATAGGGACTCATACCAACAGCTGATGCGGATCGTAAGTGCGAAGCATACATCTTCTCATTCTGATCAACAAATAAACGGGTGCCGTGCACGACTGCATCAACACCTCCCGACAAGAAGGTTCGGATTGAGTTTTCCTCCATCTTCTCGACAGTTCTGAGCTCTTCTTTCAAAGAATTAGTAAACAAACAAGTCCACTCTGGATCTTGTGCCATTCTCTCCCAATCCTGTTTCAACCATTCATCTATATCCGGATCTTTTTCAAAAAGTTCCTTTTTCTTCGGATAGCGAACGTTGAAGGGGGCTCCACTTGATGTATTCATATCCAAGTGGGGCTTGGCTTCTTCGTAATCTAATACCTTTGAGTTTCTCATATATAATCCAAAATGGCGTTCTGTCATTTCCCATGCAGAATTCATATCCTCTACCATGTCCTTTGACATTGGGAGAACTGATTTTCCATATTTCGCCAAGGATTTATAAGCAGCATCAGCATTTGGGGTAGGCAAACCCCATTCCGGCGGAATCTCAATTCCTGCCTCATCCACAAAACATTTAAGTTGTGGGTCCATAATCCGTTTATTAGTATACCTCGGATTACGGCGAATATGTCCCATGATAGCAAAGTACCGCTCATCAAGGTATGCCTCATGTTTTTCACCAACATGCGCAACTTCCGAAAAAGTTTGCGCCCCATCCTTCTCCAAGTATAAAGAAGGATACCGTTCCCAGAACGGTCTCTCAATTAACAAACTTGGGAGAGGGGGCTGGACCGAAAATCCAGGCCAGTGTGTAACACGGAATGATCATCTAAAATTAAGGTTTCTATGAACTTGGCTGTGATTGGCTCAAAACGGCCAAAATCTTTTCCATTACCATGTGTCCAAAAACCAACAATTTTCCCGTGACTATTCAAAACGGGAGCAGTACAATCTCCATTCCTTGTGGGGGCATTACACCATCCCAATGGAGATGCAAAACCAACAATTGCATCGGGTTCTGCACAGGAGCCATCACCATATCCATAAACGGTGACTATATTAGCATCCTGCATTACCACAAAATCTTTCTGTTTCCAAACAGAAGGGATTCCTTGCAAAGGAAAATATCCAATTTCCTTATTAACTGCAACGAAATCACTACCTTTCAAATTAAAGGTATGAATGTGGTTAACTGCTTTATACTGGACTGTCATGTCCTCACTTAAACAATGTAATACAACATACAGTCTGCACCCCACATGGGTTGCAGTACACGCGTATCGATCATCAACATAAAATTTATAGACTCCTCCAGCCAAATGTACTGGCTTGAAGACCTGCGCATCTAATGCGACTTTGTTGAATTCCTCGAGGGCTTTCGCCTTTAGGGTGTTGGCCTGATTTTCAGGCGCTCTGTAAGTGCGATGTTTGGCGGCATAAATTAAGCGGCGCAAATCATCATCTTGTTTTAGAGAAGGCATGGCCAATAGACCTTGTCGTTTTGCCTCAGTTTTACCTTTAGCATTCTTCCTTTCCCATCCAGCTTCATTGCGGGCTTCTTCTTCCCACTGGCGTGTATCTTCTTCATCATACACAGTTTCCCAGTGATCAGCCTCAGCTTCAGCTTCTTCTTGTCTCCTATCCTCCCAGTCTTGTTCTTCTAGGGGATTTTCGGATCCACTTGATGGTATGAA